ATCTCATTGATTGGATGTTTAACATCTATGAATATGATAATTTATGGATAGATGATAAAAATGATTTTGGTATACAGATTACAACACGAAATCGTGAGGAGTTGCTAGCTCGTATGGAGGAATACATCCGTAACAATTTCGTTAAACTAAATTCAAAAAGGACAATAGATGAACTTTTAACTTTTATTGTTGATGATAATGGAAAGATTACAGCAGACGATGGTAAAAATGATGATCTAATTATGAGTCTTGCATCTAGTGTATTTCTACTACATACATTAGCTGATGTTCGTCCATTAGAAATGGCTCAAAATTCAGAAGCAGAAAGAAAACCATTAGAACCTTTTAGATCGGTGGTTCATGACAGTGAAGATAAAAAACTAGAGGAAGACATGCGATGGCTGATGAATCTGTAAATAAAAACGGTAAACTTGATGAAGGCTCGATTGGGTATACCCAATTCGGTGCTGGGGGTCCAGATAGCCGTGTGGGGCCTTATTTTTATCCGACAGGACGATTAGGTCAGTTCTTAGCCCGTTTCTTTGCTACTAAAGCGGCTCCTTATTTAGCCAAGCAGGGAGATGATGGGGTTACTCCTCAAGCTCGCCTCGCTGGTGATACGGTTCAAAACGCTGATGTTATAACTCCCGATACACTTCCCGCTATCGGTAGCATGAGTAGGACTACTCTCCAGCTTCCAGAAATCGAGAAAAGTAGGAGAGAAAGGTACAAGCGATTTGAGGAGATGGATGATTATCCTGAAATTGGCACAGCATATGATATTTATGCTGATGATGCTACTCAAAAGAATCTTAGAAATGATCGTTGGACTATTCTTAGTGATAGCCAGATGGTCGTAGATGAAATTGATACAATGTTCAGGCATATTCAACTTGATAGGGACTATTGGGATATTATTAGAAATACAGTTAAGTATGGAGATTGTTTTATTGAAACTATTTTAGATATTAACAATCCTAAGAAGGGGCTTCAACGACTTAAAGTTCTTAATCCTAATTTTATTATTCGAGTAGAAAATGAGTATGGCTATTTAACTGATTTCCTTCAAGAACTTCCTGAGAAGGAGGATTGGGCTGCTTATGGTAGTATAGCCTCGGATATGACTGGAGCTTCTTATATTACTTTAGATAGAAACCAGATTGTTCACTTTAGATTAAGAACTTCAGATCCAGGATACTATCCGTATGGTAAGGGTATTGGGGCTGTAGCTGTACGTATCTTCCGCTCTCTTAAGTTGATGGAAGATGCTATGCTAATTTATCGTCTAGCAAGGGCTCCAGAACGAAGAATCTTTTATATTGATGTTGCTAATATGCCCGCAACAAAAGCAGAAATGTTCATTGAAAAAGTAAAAGAGAAATTCAAGAAAGAAAAATATTATAATCCTACTGATGGTACTATTGATGCTCGGTACAATCCTTTAAGTGCAGATGAAGATTTCTTTGTTCCTACAAGAGGAGCCCAAGGAACTAAGATTGAGACCCTCCCAGGTGCTCAAAACTTGGGCGAAGTAGATGATGTTCGTTATTTTAGAGATAAGTTACTTGCGGCTCTTAAAGTTCCTAAAGACTATATCGTAGAAAAAGATAAGTCTCCTGAACGTAAGGCTAATCTTTCCCAGTTAGATGCTAAGTTTGCTAGAGTAATTGGTCGCGTTCAGCAACAAATTGAAATCGGCCTAGGTCAAATAGCTCGTAGGCATTTGGCTTTAGTAGGATACCCAGCTAGTCTCATTAAAGGAATAAAAATTCAACTTCCCGATCCTAGTGATACTTTCACTAAGCGTAAGATGGAAATTGATGAACAAAAAGCTCGCGTTGTTCAAGCTGTAGTTGCTACAGGACTATTTCCTACATCTACTATCTATAAAGAATTCTACGACATGACTGATCAAGAAATTCAGCATACGAAGGATGAATTAAAGAAAGAACAAGAAGAAGCCCAAGCTCAAGAGGAACAACAAGCTGGTGCTGCCGCTGGTATGGATCAAGCTGGGGCTGATCAAGATATGGAACGCGATCAAGCTGG